CAGTACCTGACACAGCCGCTTGGTCAAAAGTCTCAGAAGCCGAACCGGCTAATGTTCTTAATGATCCAATGATCTCTTGATCGATCTCAGCAGTAATCTCTTGTGCCAATGCGGCCATGATTTCTGCTTCGATGTCGATGCCTTGCTGTGCTTGTGCATCTTGTGCCGCTTCAAAAGTCCATCTTGCTGATAGCTTTCTTGATTTGGCTTCTACCACCTGCTTTAAGATCTGCACGTTTAATTTCTTACCTGCAGTACCTTCAAGTGTTGCTGTTGCAGAACCTTTTGCTGGATCTGCATCGTTACCTGAGTAACTTGATGCAATCTTGAATGGTGATAATGCTTCGTCACCAGCTGCGATGTTTGTAGCACCACCTGTTGTTGTGTCAGCATATCTTACTCTTAGTGTATGGATTTGTCCTACTGGACCTGTCATTGGTTGTACACCAACTAATTCGTTGGCTATGACAGTTGGCATGACCCTTCTGATCACAGGCAAAATCACTCTGTTCAGAGTTGCTACGTTACCAGCTGAAGTTGCTCCAGCGGTTGCTTGCTCTGACAGGTATTTGCGTGTGTTTTCAAGGACCACATCTAATGATTTGGCTTTAGTACCTTCAACACCTTCCATAAGTGCTGATTTAGTTTCTTGCCATTTACTTTCTAGCAATTGCGATGTCATTTTTTTCTCCTATTTAATACCTGCTAATTTGCGGATGTTTATTACATCTTCGTCGTTTTTGATTGCCTGTGATGTTGCCTTGGGTTTGTCGCCTGTTGTTTCTGTTTTTGATTCTGATATAATTGTTGACTTTCTTGCATCTTTCATTACGTGTGGAAGATACTTGTTGAAAGCTGTTTTTAAATTGTCTGTCTGCACTGTTTCTAACAGATTGGACATAACTTCTTTTTTGTCGCCTGACAGAGGCTGTAACATTTCGTTGAGGATTCTGTCTCTACGATGTCTTGATTCGATTTTGTCTTTTTCGATTCTTGTTGACTCATAAAGCTTTGATTTCTCATCGATTTGTACCTGGGCTTCTGCGAGTTGCTTCTGCATTTTACGAACTTCTGAAGTCTCGTTAAGGTATGAAGTTAGATACTCAGAAGCATATGCTTCAAATATCTTTCTACCAAAATTGTTTTCACGAGCAGTTTTGATGTCCTCTTTGAATTGAGTCATCTCTTTTGTGATGTTCTCACTGACCACTGATTCTACAATTTTGCTTGCCTTCTTGATGAATGCACTTCTAATTTCAGCAAATTTTTCTTTTGCTTCTTTTACAAGTTTCACACGAGTTTCAACCACTGATCTCTTGTCTGATTCGAACTCATTAAGTTCTTTTGCAAGAGATGAAGTTACAAATGACTCAAGTGTTGCCACTTGTTCTGCCATCTGCTTTCTATCCTGTTGTAACTCGGCCATTTCGCTGGCAAGTTGTTTGGTGATGAACTTCTGAAGTGTTTCCATGTGTGGTTTAACACCTTTTTTGTACATCACTCTTTGAGCCGCTAGTTGTTTTCTGTCTTCTACGAATTCAGCAATCTCTTTTTTGAGAGATTCATTAACTAGGCGGTCCATTGCTTCTACCATTACTGACTTGTCATGTTCATAACGCTTGGCAAACTCTTCCCTGATTTCTGTCTTTGCTTCTTCTTTGACTTCCGATAACTTAGAATCCCATGCTTCTTGTATTTCTGCACGAGTGTCTTCTGTTACCAGGTCTTTGTCAAGGAGTTGTTTGATAATGTCTAGCATGTTTAGTCTCCTTTAGCCTATTTTCAGATCCTTAATTAGTCGGATCACTCCATCTTTAAGATGTCGCTGTGCTCTACTATCTTCTTTGACTGCTTTTGCCACTTCCAATACCTTATGTCCATGCTTCATGTTGAGAAGACTTTCATAAATTGGAGTTGGATAAGCATTCGGTGCAGATGGTTGAGCCACCACATCTACGGTAATGATGTCAAAATCTGATACATTACCTGTTCCTTCGTCTACGTTGCCTGATCCCCTTGATGATACGCCTAGTTTTACGCCTGATTGTAGCATTGTTTCTACAAGTTTACCCATTGGAGTGGGTAAAATTTTTAATTTTCCATATCCGTTGTTGCCTTCCATGTACATGTTTGTCAACATGTGTGATACTCTGTCTAAGTTAATTTTGAGATCTTCTGGATGATCA